GGCTGCCCACCACCAACGGTGGCAGGCAGGTGGGTAGTCAAGCTACGGTTACCGGCACCTGGAGCGCAGGTCTGCTTCCGGTACATCGTAGGCCTGTGCCAGATGCACCATTGTCCTGCAATGCAGCATCAGCCCCCAGGGATACGAGCGGCTAGGTTGCCTGATCTGATTGCAGCAAGCCTGCCGCTCCGATGCGGAGGGGTACCAGCGGCCACCCTTATCCAATTTGCCATCGGGATGGACCTTCCGGCTTTGGCGCTGGTAGTACTCCCCGGCGGCACGGCTCACCCTATCGGCAACCTTTGCGCTCTCAGCAAATGGTATCGCCTCTCTCTTGGTCCTGGTGGTATGGATACCCAGTGGCATCTTCACCTGCCACTTGTACCCATCCTTCCAGATGTCACCGGCTTTGACTGTGAGTTCTTCGACCAGCCCTTCCTTGTTGACCCTGTGGACGATAGTCATGATTCTTACTCCTATTCCCTATATTTGGGCTTGGTCTGCCCTGGCTGCTAGGGAGACTGGCTCCCTAGCAGGTAAGCGGCCAAGCTATGGTCTAGCTGTACTGCATATCTGATGGCAGGCTATCAATGGCACTCTCAAGCTCACCCTTGGCCGTCTCTATGGAATCGACCAATTCCTCTAGCCGCTGGAATCGTTCAGTCTCGCTGAAGTGTTCTTCCATGTTGCCCTTTATCTCGTCCATCTCCTCCCATAAATCCTCTAGCACGTTTACGGCCTCAGATACCAGTCCCTCTACCTTCTGTATGGTCTCCTGCCGCCGCTCTGTTACGCCCTTTCGTCCTGCCATAATCACCACTCCCATTCCTAATGTCAGTGGTTCAACCACTGCCTGGGCCACACCACCTGGGTGATGTGGCCAATGGCAAGGGTCAAGCCTAGACTGTGGACCAGAGGACGGTGCGGTCCAGGTCCATCACGGTCACGTTGCCGTGGTCTGATACCTGGACTATCACGCCATCATCTGGGCACGATATGCCCTGGCTTGCGTCGCATTCTGCGATGTTGACTATCTCTTGTATGGTTTCTATGTCCGGCCAGAATCCAAAGTCTGCGCCGTCGCCCTCGATTGCGCCGAAATATACAAACGGAGGGCAACATTCCTCCAATGCTTGTGTCAAAGATTCCATGTCCCATCCGGCTTCCTCAGAATTCCAGTAGTCGTCGTCGTCGTCTATAACAGATACATTGTCAGCTATCTGAGGTATGGTAGTTACGTCTATATATTCCAAGCGGGACAGACACTCCAAATCCCCGGGAAGTTCTTTACCTAGTCTATCTAAAGCCGACATGAAAGCTGGAATCAAATCCTCCGTTCGTAGGGTGCCGGTGCTGACTGAGCCTAGCTGGAATTGTGCCATCTTGTTTACCATCCTTATCCTATATTTTGGGCTTGGCCTGCCCTGGCTGGCCACCACCGGAGTGATGGCCAGGTGTGCCGCCAAGCTAAGGTCTAGCTGAGGGTTATACAGTACCTGATACAGCCTGTGAGTAGTCGAGGTATTCTATGGGACCGCCTATGCCATCTGGGCGGAACCGCTCAACAAAGCCTGAGCCTGCAACGTAGAATGGGCCGGACATATCGTTGCCTACACCGCTGGCCAGTGGTATGCCACGCTTTGCAGCCTCTTGGGTCATGTAATCCTGAACTGCCTTCCTGGTGTCAAAGTATTTTGTAGTTACCATGTCTCTCACCTTCTCATAGATTTGATATAGCTACAGTTTAGCTACCAGTTGTTGAACTCATCGTACTCGCCGCTGCCCTGGATGGCATCCTCGCAAATGATGCAAAGCCCGTCCAGGGTACTGCCATGCTCATCCATGACGATTGAGACGAGACGCTGCGCCCATTTGGGATTCATGCCGCAGTCATCTATATCCACCTCGAATCCTTCACAAAAACCGCTCTGGCACGTTTCGGTGTACGTTGCTGGGTTTGTCACCTTACCGTCTCCTTATGTTTTATTGCCTGGATAGAACAAGGTACCACGTCATCATGATGTGTTGCAAGCACCCTAACTAGGCTCCCGCCGGATAGCCCGCCTGGTGTAGGTCTCCCCGGTCCCTGCTACGTAGTTTCCCCGCTCCAATGCGGGGGCCATCCCCCGGCCATCCCACCGCTGGCCACCATAGGTCTGAACGTAGCTAGTCGCATGGTCACGCTGCCCACAGTTATCGGCCTGGTGCTTCTTACTCCATACCAGGCGGCATCCCGGACACATCCAAGCGTAGGAATCATAGCTAGTTTCCCGGTATAGCAGGCTATCGCCGGATATGGCATAGGCTTCCATAGTCTCCGGTGTTATGCGCTCCATCCTGATAGAGCCTATAGCGCAGCAACTGAGGCCCTTGCCCTTCTCCCAATCGGCCAGCTCACCGGGGAGAATAGTCTCGCCGCAATCCCGGCAGGTACCAGCATATAGATTTAGCTACTATTAGCTTACCGCCTGGGAATTCAATACCACCACGCTCTCGCAATCCCACCCATACAATTCAAAGGTTGTGGAGTCTAGCCCATTAGATGTTAGATACACCACGTCTACGCCACGGTTCGCCATATTCTCCCAATCGGGATAGCGGTATAGCCCATCTTGCCGCCAATCGAGCTTGCATAAATCAGCCTGGGAATCAATCACAATGGCATTCTCAAGGCTGATATCGAGACTTACCCCTACAGCTAGCGTATCAATCCTAAAATCAGATTCCCTACACCATTGGGACCAACTACGGCCACTATTCACCGGAGAAGCCCACAGTGCTCCAAACGGCTTGGTATGTGAGCCATTGGCCACCGTGATTGGTTGCAATTCCCAGGCCGGATTGCTTGTGTAATGTATGCATTCCATATCAGTCACCTATCCTAAATTTAGCTGCTAGCCTACTTAGCGCCGGTGATGTAGACGGTATCGGCATGGTCCACTACTCTCCCGCTTTTAGCACTGCGGATAGACCAATTTCCAGTGTGTAGGTTCCGATAAACTTCAACTTGCATGGTGTCACCTATCCTAAATTTAGATCGTAGATTGTAGCTGTAGCCTAGTGCTTGTGGTAGGACACGTTTTTGACGGTTGAATCCCAGCAAGCTCGACATTCTCCACAGGAGTTATCTTGGAATCTAGCGGGACACGTTGCGTCGTCACTAGTCACTACTGTGGATGTAGGCAATCCAATCTCCGGAGCGGGTCCGTCTATCATATGTCCAGATAATCGGACCGTGAGATTCTCCGGAATGGTGCCACCATTGGCCAGGAATTCTTTCACCATGCGGTACTCTCTCGTGGGAATCCAATGCTTTGTCTCCGGTGTACGCCTGGCAACTTCTGCGATATTGGCCAGGTGCCAGGAGCCTTGTAAATCTCCGGAATCATGCCAGCGGAAGTATTCTTGACGCCTAATCAAAGTAGTCATCGCAGCAATCCAAGGCTCCGGAGTGTCTTTGGATATCATCACGGCAGAATAGCGTTTCTCGAGTGCAGGTTGGACGTTTGAGAAGGTATAGAAACCTTTCATGGCATAGCATCCAAAACATACGCTGCCTGGTACGTTTTGAAGCTTGCTCCCGGTGTGGCATTTACTGGCCGGTGTACTGGTACCTTTGCCTGGCATCTTGCTAGGGTTTGAGAGTGTTCCCGCCGTCTCTTGGGCTTGCCTAATCGTGATAGTCATTTGGTCTCACCTGTCCTATAAATTTTGTGCCTGGCGGCTTGTTACTTACGCTGGGCCACTGCGCCTTGTGGCCTGTCAAGCGTAACGACACAACATCATGATGTCAACATTCTCTCAGGCGTGAATTTTGCGAGTTTTTATGAGTTTTTGACGGTCCAGGCGTGGGCAGTCTCTCAAGGTAGCAAGAGACACCCCCCCCCAATGGCGTGGTGCGTATCAATCTGATAACTGCCTGTGGTAGCGTCGAGCTATGTTGACCGTCAAACAAGAAAGCTTTGCCCAAGCTGTAGCCTCTAACATGAGCCTATCAGATGCATTACAAGGCAGCATATGACACCAAGACAGCCAAAGCTTCGTCTATCTACCCAACAGCCTCTAAATTAGCCCACAAGCCTAATATAGCCACAAGAATCAACGAGCTTAGACAGGAATCAGCGATTGATTCTAGCTGGACTCGTGAACGGTATGTGCTTGAGCTTTGGCGGCGTAGCCAGGCAGCACATCAAGCCGGTCAATTTGCGGCCTCGATCAAGGCAATCGAGTTGATAGGCAAAGCTTGCGGCATAGGTGGCGGGGATAGGGCAGATACGGACAACATGACAGGCTATGACGTACTCACTAGACTTGCTAGATTATCCATGGATCAACTCGAAAGTCTGGCCAGGCAGCATAGCCAATTAGCCCAACCTGGCACAGTCGAGGGTGAGGCTAGACTAGATTGATTGTTACCTGCAATCAGTCGCAAAAGATAACTAGTAGCCACCCCTGTCA